GCCTTTGCTTCCGGCGAAAAGCTCACACAGGGCATTACATTTCCTGTCGGTAAGGTGTTCAGGTCTTAAAAGCGAATTGCTGAAAGTCAGCCTTGAAGAAATACCGTATTCACTCATAAGTGCGAGGACATCTTCAGCTTCACATTCGCCGAATCCGGCACGTCCGCCGCACCAGATACAATCGGCCGGCGCACCATAGACAGATGCTATTTCGCACCAGTCATAGAAATATTCCCGGTGCTCACGGTACAGCGGCAAAAACACACTGTACAGGTCATAGAACTCAAACAGCCCCGGAAGATGAAAATATGCTTTATTTTTCGCAGTGTTTTTCATATTTGATCAGATTCCAGTGCCCAAGATACTATATCAAATATCTTGGTACTACTTTTATTTATTCGACTTACTGTTATTTCTCACCAAGCTCTTCCCATTGTCCGTTTCTCTTGCCGTTTTTACGGCGCAGGAAGTCCTTTTCTTACAATTCAACGGTCCTACGCTTGATAGTTCTTTCAGATACTCCCATATCAAGTGCAAGTTCTTTCTGAGTAACAGTCGGGTTATTTGCAATCTCACGAAGAAGTGTCTATTCATCCAAAGTGCAATGCTGGCACTATGGGATCTTTCTTTATAATCACTGTGCATAAGTCATATTGCCAGTCGTGTTCCTGAGCCATGCCGCTCCTCCTATACAACCTTTACCATTATTATACCACAATTCCAATCTATAATCAAGGAAACAGAACTATTCCGTTTGCCTGATATGCTTTCCCGAGTTGTTATATACGAATGCGTTGTTAACCGTGGTTAACAAAAACTGCAATATTCTTCCAAAACTCTAAAAAGCACTCAGTGATTCTCCGCGATATTTCGAGGTAAAATTTCCGCGTTGCTGCCAGGTTGCTGCCACAGGTGGATTTCGGACACATAATCAAAAAATATAACCGCCCGCAAGATGATGCGAAAATCAGCCTGTGAGCAGTTACTTATGAACTATAAACGCCTATATACAGGCAAAAATAAAAGGGACTATGTTTAGCAACATAGTCCCAAAATTCTGGTTGCGGCGGCTGGATTTGAACCAACGACCTTCGGGTTATGAGCCCGACGAGCTACCTAGCTGCTCCACACCGCGATCTCTCGTCTTACGACTATATTATTATACCACGGCTTACAGTGAATGTCAACACCGGCAGATATATTTTTTTATTTTAACAAACATCTATCCTGAACGGGAGCGAGCTTGTCGGACTTGAGCCGGTTGCAGGTCATGTGTGCCAGCTGCATATTGCTGATGTCAGAGGGGTGTCCGCCCTTTGACACAGGAATGATGTGGTCGATGCAGGGCGACAGCGGATCCGGGAACTTTATCCGGAAGTCCACAGGCTTGCCGCAGATACCGCAGACCTTCTGTGTGGCATAGATCTTCTTTTTGTTGGAATTGAACTGCGCCCTCTGAGTGCCGTTGTGGTCAGGGCGGAGATTTGGCTTTGCCATAGTGTCACCTCCGGGTATAAAAAATGCACCCTTGCAGGTGCTTAGTGTTCTTTCAGTTCAACGCAGAAAACATGGTCGAAGTTGTAGATGCCGATCCAGGCGCCTTTCTGCTTGACAATGACTGCCTTGCCGTCGTAGGCGTAGTCGTCCCATTCCCCCTTGCTGTAGGAGATAGTTTCTCCGCTCTTGAACGTGATCTCGATCCTCTCAGCGTATTCCATGTGCTCACCTCCTTCATCGGTGCTTTATGTTGTTAATTAAGGGTTGATGCTGATATCGACAGCCTCTCTCGTAAAATCTATCCACCTGAATCCGCTAACATGGTCTGCATCGCCAGAATCATAAACAAGGAACTTCTTTTCATCACTGCTTATTGCAAAAACATATGAATCAAAATCCCTTGTTATATCATCATTTTCCGTTGGAGCGTCATTAACTTCCGTGACTGTCACTCTGAATCGGTTTGTTATCTCCACTCTCCTCACCTCCTTCAAATGGGTATAAGAAAACCGCTCTCAGGGGAGGGCGGTTATTCTTTATTAAGTTCGTTATACCTTTTTTCGAGTTCCTTGTATAAATCAGGATTTTCTTTTTTCCAATGCTCAGCTGAATCATCAGATACCATTTTTATTTCTTCATTCATATTTCTCACCTCTCCTGGAATGAAAATGCGCCTGTCTCATATAGTTTATCTGTTGCCTTAATGATTGCAAATTCCTTAGGAAAATTCATATCTATGCATTTATTATACTCATCTTCATATATTTTGTCAAGTGGTATATCTCTATTCATATCAGAAAGAACATAAACTGTTCCGTCATGTCCTAATATAATCGAACTATCTGCCTTTTTCTCTTTCCAGAGAGTCAAAATGTCTGTACCCGAAGGACGAACACTTTCAGGATGATTGTGCAGCATTATAAAGTTTCCGTTATGATTTTGCACTAAACCATATTGTTCTGCCGTTAGTCCGGTCTTAAACTGCTCATCACTATTTTTAAAATTATCTGTAATGGAAATACCAGTTTTAGAGTCAACAACAATAAGGCTCTCGCTTTCTTTTCCATCACGATGTTCAAGCAATCTTTTTGACTGCTGATATATATTTTCATTTGCAGCTTTATGTTGAGTCAATCCTTCAAATTTATCATGGTACTCTTTACTGTTTACCAACTTCCTGTTAACAGAAAAGGCGTTCACTTTATCCTTAGGAGAAATAGTATAATTTTGTTCATGAATCAATCCCCGATACTCCGAAAGCCGCTCCTGCTCCAGCCTGTCCGCCTCCTCTTTGGAAAAGACCTTGGGCGGCGGGGCTCCGGCTCCTGTTTCGGGCGCCTGCCAGCTGTGCTTGCTCCAGACGTCCTGCCGGAAAGCGCCCTGCTCGAAGGTGACAGTGCAGGTGCAGTTGTCATGACGCCGAAAAATGTCCTCCGGCATCTCCTCCCAGTCATACCGGAAGCGCCCAGCCATTGTTGAGCACCAGGGGCAGCTTGCGCCGCCCACCACTCTCGTGATGTAGCACTCATATCCGGCGTCGCTGCGGAAGGCTGCGTTCTCGTCCACAAAGTCATCGTGGAAGGAGATCGCAACGTTTGCAGCGCCCGTATTTGCCCGGCGCTGGATAGTCTCGTCAGAAACAGTAGGATCCGTCAGGGAGTGCACAAGCTGCTGCACTCTCTCCGCCGGGAAAGCTGCGTGCCGTGGATTCATGGCAATGCCTGCCCTCTCGTCCACGCTCCTCATGACCTGCTCGCAGACCTGGTTGACGTCGCTGTAGCGGTCCCGGAGCAGCTGCGTGCATACTCCTTCACGGTCGCTGAGCCCCAGCACCTGTCCGGAGAGCTTCTGCCCCATGATCTGAGCGCAGAGCTGAGTATACTTCGACGACTCCGCAAGAGTCGCCGTTCCCTGGGAGATCTTCTTCCGCAGCGCCCTCAGCTGAGGGTCGGAGGCAATGCGGCTCTCTATGGCAGCGTGGAGCTGCTCATACTCAGTCATTGTCGCTCTCCAGACCTGTCAGACGGTGGACTCCCCGTGCGCCGATGAAGTCCGGAACTGCCTGATTGATCTTGAATATCGCATCGCCGATAGCGCCCATTGCCGCAGCGTCAGGCTCAAAGATAGGAGCCCAGGCAACACGGGTCTTTGCAAATGCGTAGCGGTCATAGGTCTTGTTGTCCCTGATGCACGCTGCCAGGTAGCCGGCATTGACAAAAGCTGTGCTGTATGTGCGCTGAGCTTTTCGAGCAGTGAGCCTGAGCCCCTCATGGCTCGCCCTGATAGCGTCGAAGTTGGAGGGGTTAGCCGTATTGAAGCCCAGGTCGTCCAGAGTCAGACTTGTCTCTCCTGCGAAGATCGAGGCGAAGGCTCTCAGCTCCTCCACATAAGGAGCCATTGACTGCTGCTGGAACTGTCCCACAGTGGGCTTGTCGTTGTCCTCGTCCTTCCGGAAGTCCAGGAAATCAGACATTGAGGCTGCACGGTTGTTGAACTCTGCGTCCTCTGAAAGCCCAAGGACGTACTTCTGCGGATAGCTGTAGTATTCTGAGGAGACCTCCATACGCCGGAACGTGCGGAGAACTCCCTGTGTTACGTCCATACAGGCTCTTGTTATCCGTGAGTGACCAAAGGGGCGCTTGGCGTCAGGGCGGTAGATAACAGGCACCAGCAGCGGATAAGGCGCCGGATGATCGAATGTCATGCTCTCGTCAAGCCTGCCGTTGACGTAATACAGGGTCTTGTGCGGCAGCATATAAGCCTCCAGCGTCGGCTCGTTATTGTTGCCACGCTTGAGCACAGCGTATCCCTCGGTGAGCATATTGTTGGTGGTGTCGATCTCGCCGGTGGCGTTTCCGCCGTCGATGACCTGGATCGTCGGATAGCCACTGTCATTCTTTCCGATGTAGAGGAAGCTGCACGATGAGATCAGTGAGGACAGAACTGAGCTGTCGAAGAGAACATCCGAATTGTTCAGCTCGTAGATCTGACCGATCTGGAAGTCATCGTTGTCAATGCCGTCATAGATGATACGATCGGCAATGCTGTCCACAGCCTTTGCGCACCAGCCAAGACTGTACGCCAGCCAGCGGAACTCCGCATTGACCCGGAGAAGGTCCTCCGTTGCTGCTTTCATGTCGTAGTATTTATAGCGAAGATCCACTCTGCGCTGCTTATTTTGCAGCTTTTTTCTAAGGTACTCGATACCCTTTTCCATGGAAAATTTTCCTTTCAGCGAGAAATTTGAGCAGTGACGTGTTGAAGGTCTCTCTCCTCAGAGAGGGGGTACCCCTCCCCCCGGGGAGCCTTTTGGTTAAAATATTACAGAAATACCGCTCCCAGGGGGAACGGTACTCTGCAAAGGTATTCATCAATGGGGATCAGCTACGATGCTGTTGGGTGCAGAGGCCGGACTCGGACCGGCGTCCTCAAGGTTATGGGCCTTGCGAGCTGCCGCTGCTCTACTCTGCCAAAGGACGACCGGCTCACGCCTACCGGTCAAAATGAGGGGAAGTTATTGTATGTAGAACAAAAGAAAGGAGACACAGAAAGCATAGGCGGAGGCAAGGGAGCCCGAAGAAAGAGCTCCCGAAAGCCGCTCAGCTTTTCCGCCTGCTTTCATACATACATCATACCACACTTGTACCCGGACGTTCAAGGACACAACCGGACAACTTTTCGATTGCCGCATTTCTTTTTCTCCTGACAGTGCGCTCGTCGTAGTGCATTATCTCAGCGGTTTCCCTGTCTGTGTGGAACAAAAGGTAGCGGTGTATCAGCACAGCTTCCAGGTCGAAGTCGCCAAGCTGTTCGATCGCCTGCTGTATCTCATCAGAAGCACAGACAGCCTCCTCCCTTTGCCGCTGAGCCCGTTCCTCTATGTCAGCCAGCTTCATGAGAGCGTTTTCCGTGCCGTTTTCCGGGGTCGAACGTCCGCCGGTATCATTATCATCAGAGCACCGTGAGAGCCCCTGTGCTCGTTCTCTGCACTGCTCTGCAAGCGCCTCCAGCGCCCTGACTTTCTTTTCTGCATAAAACGCCCTGTTGAGCCAGTGCCTGAGCTGTAGTTCTTTGTCGGTCATTGGGTCCTCCTTCCTTTGGCAAAATGACCAAAAACAGACTGTAGTTTTCTACACGCATAATACGCATATTTTTTCAAATACTATTGACAATACGCATAATGCGTGCTATAATATATACAGGAGGTGAGGTAATGACAGCTAAAGAGATCATTAAAATCCTGAAAGCTGACGGTTGGAAAGAAAAATCACAGCGAGGGTCACACCTCCAGTTGATACACCCCAGCAAAACGGGGAAGGTCACAGTTCCAGTCCACGCCGGAAAAGACCTCGACCCGAAAACAGCAAACTCAATACTCAGGCAGGCGGGGCTGAAATAAGCCCCACACCTGCGCTAAACAGGAGGTATCTATATGAAATATGTTTATCCGGTATGTATCTATCCCGGCGATGTGAGCGGTTTTACCGT